TGCCGTTGTTAAAAATTCCACAATCGCATTAGCAGTAGCCTTGCCAATGCCTTTAATGTCCTGCAGGCTTTCGGCATCCATTTGCTCCACCTCTTCATAAGTTAGTCCGGCCTCAAGCAGAACCTGCCTTGCCGGAATTTCAGAAGGCAGCGCGCTGGCCTGCTCTTCTGTTAAGATTTTAATAGCTCCTTTGGCTTCCAGTTCTTTCGCTTTTTTTTCAGACATCTCGCTAAGATGGCCGATGCGATGGCTAAATCCGTATTGTGGGCCATGCTGTAGCCATTCCACTTTCTTTTTCATAGTATTTTTTATTTTTTTAATTCCAAGTAAGTCATTCAGGTATTGCAGCACGTATCCGCCAAAAGCGTTAGGTACCGTATTAATAAGTAGTTTTCCGGCAGCCTGTTTTGCTATTTGTTCCGGAATTATTTTTTGCGTAGTAATACGCAGTTGCACGTCTTTATCTTCTGCATCCGGCCTGATATGATGATGATTAAAATAAACCGTAGCACGCATCAGGCTATGAGCAACAATGTCATGCTGCTCCAACACCAGTTTTAACATTTTTTTATTCATCACCACCGGGGTGTGGGTTTCAAAATTAAAATCAGGATAACCCCGCGTTTTTAAATATTTCTGCGTGGCTTTTATCTGATTCAACCAGGGATGCGATGGTTCGCCTTCTAAGCGGTCTAACAGTCTTTTTGATTCGGTGACCGGAATTTCTTCCGCAAAAAAAGGCCGGATAAAATACATATCGTCGTGCATTAGCACAAAGTCGTATGATATTTCCGAATGACCGATGATAACATGGTATTTTTTTACCACATCCGCCGCACGCCTTTGCAACCATGCTCTATTATTTCCATCGACACGAGTAGAAGGAATGTGGATAACGCCCGGGATATTACCCGGCGCATCGCCGACCACAAAAAGATTTCCGGCATCTTTACAGAATATCTGCACAGACTTCACCGAGCGCCGCAGCTCCTCGTTGCCGTATTCTCCTTCTATGTATTGCCAAACGAAATCCATTGCTTAATTTTTGTTGCGGATGCAGGAATCGAACCTGCTCCTGTGGCTTATGAGACCACCGACTTAAACCGTTTGTCCTATCCGCTGTTTTTTAAAAAAAGAGCCACCGCGAAGGCGGCTCTTTTCAATTAATCAACCTAAAACACACAAAAAATTATGAAAAAACTATGAGGTTTTTGCATCGCTTATCACGGCAAAACTTTCATCATGCTTGATGCCAATGTCCCAAAAACTATCAGCCTGCAACTCTATCATTGCATTTTTCTTAGACGTGAACGGGTCGGTGATGATATTCATACCACCAAACTGCCCGATAATCAAGTCAGCCCAGTTACCAAAAATGATAGCACTCAGGTCGCTGATTTCAGAAGTGCCGGAACCGTAGGTCAAGTCAGAAGGCACGCTGTTGGTTACGAATCCACGGTAACCGTTGATTTCGTTATTCTCCCAAACAAACCGCCCGGAACCTGAATCCAAAGCTTTTGTCTTGAGATAACCACGCACCTTAGCGTTGGTCAGATAAGCCAATGCCCCCAGGTCAGCATTGTCAGCAGCCACCGCTGTTTCCAGCGCTACCATATCGCTGAAAGAGGGGTTACCACCTTCTAACGTCACGCTGTTGGTGATTCCGCTGTCATTGAGAATACCCACAAAGTTATCGCCACCGGTGGCGCCATTAATGATTGTAGCCTGCAGCTTTTGCATGATGGCCCTGGTGAGGCTTTCGCGGACAATACGCTCCACGTTGGGATTACTCTGAATTAACAGCTGGCGCGAAAATTTTCCGAGCGAGGATAACCGCTTAGGCGAAAGCGATACTTTGCCCACTCCAATTTCCGATTCAGGCGTTTCATCAATCTCACCTTCCCAGGTTGCTGTTTGGTCCGACGTCTTTTTCGGGATATCAACATTTCCCGACAATCCCGTCATGATGTCGGCGCCCATCTCAAACACCACCATGCGGTTAATCAGGTTGTCGATAAAGCCCATGTGATCGGTAGGCACAAAGTCTCCGGCATCTGTTTCACCAGTTACGCCAGTAGCTGTAGCCGCCCTGAGCTCCGTTTTAGTAAGCACCATCGCCGGAATCTGGAGCCCTTCGCCGGCGCCACGGTTTTGGTTCATACCTTCCTCGTGCATCTCTTTCTCGATGCCATCCAGTTTGTTTTGGCTGTACTGGCGGATAGCCTTAGCAAAGCTAAAGTTGGCAATATCTTTTGCCCGCTTTTGTGCGTTGCTTTCCTTGCCGCCACGATATTCCCCTTCACCACGCTTTTCAGCTTCTTCCGCTTCGCGGCGTTGCTCCTGCTCTTCGCGTTCAAGGGTAAGGTTGCGTTCAATTTTTTGGTCTAAGCTATTCACCTTTTGTTCCAGTTCTGACCAACGCGTTTCTTCCTGCTCGTTAAAATCGCGGTTTTCCTTTTCAGCGGTATCGTTCATTTGTTTCATTTCCGTGGCCGCTGTCTTGCGCTCCTGGCGCAACTCTTGTACTTTTTTCAGATATTTACTCATCTTTATAAAATTTGAAGTTTTCTTTTTCGAGATTTTGTTTTTAAATTAGGTTTTTTCACATCATTTTTTCGGGCATCCCGGCTGCGGGCTGCCACTTTCGTATCCTGATATGCCGGATAAGTAACCGGGCTCACATCAATCAGGCTGCCGATTTTCTCAATCGTACGTAAATCATTGTCAGGGTTTTCTTCGTCGAATTCCCAGCGATGTTCCTTGACGATAAAAGCAAATGAGGACTGATCCACATCACCGCTTTTAATCGCATCATAAAGGTCGCGAGCATATTGCCTGTCGGGCGTAGTGTACTTATACGTTAAATCGCCATTTTCGTTTAAGCCGATTTCAAGCGTATTAGATGCCGTCCTTCCAAGAATAAAATTAGGATCATGGTTAAACAACGCCCTTACGTCATCATTCAACACATCATCAAATGCCCCGCGGGCTATTTTTTCACGAAAAAACCCCAGGTCAGTTTCTTTTTCCACAATCGCAGCCACCCCTTCAACAATGTTATCATCACCCTCAGCACGTTTTTGCACCGATACGGGCGCCGTAAAAAATCGACGTTCTGCCTGTGGAATCTCTTTTATGTAATCCTGTTTTTCCATACTAATTATTGTTAGTCATTTTGCTCTTGTAATACTGGTCCACCATTTTTTCAGGGATTTTATTCAAGTCAACATAAAACTCATCGCCATTTTCCGTGCTATTAATATCTTCGAGACGGCGGACATCGTTCTTGTTGAATACGCCGTGATACAGCATTTTGTCGTAAAACTCCGTTTGCGATTTGATATCGCCACGCAATAATCCCTTCAGGTTAAACTTAATGGCATAGTTGCCGGCCCGTTGCTCGTCGAGGGTAAAAAGTTTACGTTCCAGTTCTTCTTCAATTCTCCGTACCCAGGGCATGACGGTGAACTTTACGAACTCGGTGCTGAATTGCTCAAAGCTGTTATAACCGCCCTGCTTTATCGCTGAATAAACCAAGTGCAACGGCACGCCGAAAAAGCCGGCAACCTCTGCGTTTGTAAATTCGCGGGTTTGGATAAACTGCAAATCTTCGAGCGAAAGCGCAAAGTTTTTAAACTCCATTCCACCTTCCAGCAACGGAGTTTTATTGGCTGATGTTACGCCCTGCCGGCTGTCTACCAAGTCATTTTTCAGGCGTTCGTAAGCTTCATTGTTCAAATGTTCAGGCGTTGAATAGTATCCAGGCGGCATACTTCCGTTTTTAAAACTGTGATTGCCGTGGCTTTGCGCGGCAATGGCCGTGGCAAATCCTTCGCGGGCTGACTGGATCGGGTTTTTGCCGATGACGCCATCGCCTAAACCTTTAAAATGCATTACTTCATCGGAAGTATATAGCCGGGCTGGCGTATTTTTGTCGTGGAAACGATAATACAGGCGGTCTTTATGTTCATACACAGAAACCTCCTGGTTGTCGTAAAGCTTAAGAGTGTAGCCGTCGCGGCTGGTGATGATGCGGCTGTAGGAGTTCCCGCGTGTGAGTAGCTGGTATAACACGGTTTGGAAATAAACAAACTCCGTCATTTTTTGGTTAGGCCTTCTGAGTGCAAAAGCCGCATCATGATTCAGTATTTTCTTTTTATCGCCATTAGGCTCAACTTCAAAAACCCCTTTTGGCAAGCTAGCAATCACATTAGCCAGTAAATCAACAGACCGGTAAGCCACCAACAAATTGCCAACAGAAGATTCATTTACCTCCACACCGGCATTGCTGGTTACGCCAAAAATATTTTTAAGCCAATCTTTAGGGCTCTTAAGGTTAGACACAGAAGCATCGCGTTGCTCCTGCTCGCGACTGTAAACCGGGATTCCAAATATCTTAATTCTGGTTACTGACATTTATGCGATTTTAATGATGCTAAATTATAGCATTTTATCACATAAATGCAAGCGTCAACTACTATTTATCAGGCTTATTTTTCATCTAATGATTTTAATAACCTGATTTAGATTGTGTTTTGTGTTGATATTAAGTCGAAATAATAATTTAAAAGGTTCTTAAGCCGTGCTGATTGTATGTTTTTTTATTGTCGCCTTTTAATTCTACGCCGATGGCCATAACCAGCGCCACCATACCATCCACTTTTTCCTGCGCCGCATTTTTATCGATTTTAATATTATCAGCGGGGTCGCGTTTGATGCTGACATTTTTACACATCCATCGCAATACCGGATTGCCTGCATGATTAAGGTTTTTCTTTAGCACCATTTTGTTAAGCTCTTTTGTGGGCGCGCTCATGCTGCCATAACCTTGTCCGAAGCTCTCCATTTTCAAACCTTCTTCAATTAAATCAATCACCAACTGCGAAGCGTTCCAGCGGTCATAAGCAATGTTTCTGATTTGGTATTGCTTAGCCATCTTTAAAATATCGGCTTTGATGAAATCGTAATCCGTTACGTTACCTGGCGTGATACGGATAAACCCTTCACGAATCCAAACATCATAGTTTACCTTATCGCGCTCCACGCGCTCCTGGTAATTCATTTCGGGCATCCAGAAAATAGGTAATATTTGTCGTTTTCCGTTTACATCAGGAAACTGCAGCACCAGGGCAGTGATATCGCGGGTGCTGGCAAGGTCGAGGCCGCCATAACATTCCTTTCCCGTAAGATCGGGCAAGGCGCCAATATCGCAAGCCATCCAGTCAGCATCTTTTATCCAGGTTTCTGCAGCATCAGTCCACACATTCAGGTTTTTGGTCATAACCGGCACCAGTTGTGTATTATCCGCATCTGCCCGCTCAATCTCATTTCGCAACCACTTTTCACTTACTGAAACCCCCATGTTTGGATTGGCTTTTATCCAAACCTTTTCATCTTTCCAGTCATCGTCTTCATCGAGGGTATATATCATCCCGAAAAGGTTATCCTGCTCTATCACGCCATCCAATACATTTTCTACCAGCTTTCGCTGATTGTAACACGGCGAAAATCGGTTAAACCCGGCTGTAGTGATAGTAAACAACAACGGTTGCCGCCTGGCGCCCATCCCGGATTTCATTACCGAATATACGCCGTTATCGGGGTGAGCGTGAAACTCATCGATAATTACGCAATGTGGATTCAAACCATCCAGACGCTTATGGTCAGATGACAGCGGTTCAAACTTGCTGTACTTTTCTTCGATGTGTAGATTGTAGTTTTGAAAAGTCACCATTTCGCGAAGCTTTTTGCTGGTGCTGTTTTTTAGCAGATACTTTCCGGCTTCAAAAACCTTCTTCGCCTGGT